TGGCACCTCGTTCGAGGTCAATTTCTAAATAATCGGACGGTATGATACTATTTAGTCTCATATCTAAATCTCGATTATTATAATAGAAAATTGGACTCGGCGAGTAAGGTAACGGGAGACCTAGTGTTGGACGAATACTTTTACATAGACCCCATGGGATTTCTATGTTAGTGTTCGTTTCGAGCCAGATCTCGTCGTACAAAAGATGAATGTCCATCCACTTGAGGTCGACCTTTCTATCCCACATATTAATATATTGGTATAGAGTAGGTTCTTCCTCTTCTCCAAGTCGACTGTTAAGTTGATCAAAGGAGAACTGAGACCGGAATATCTGGTCCCAGAGTGACAATGGCATGGAAAGATTAGGCGAAGGCTGTAAAGTTGATGTTACGACTAGGGTATTTCCCTTTTTGTCGTTATAATCATCAGTTATATCAAAGAAAGAAGATTTTTTCTTCTCCTTTGGTAAATCCTTTACAGGCCTATGAATTAGACCTAATTCTTCCAAATTAGACAACGGTAGATCCTTGTGCAGATGAAGCAAGCTATTAAATTCCGATAAATAAAGGAACTTGACTCGCCCTGCAATGCGCTGACGCCCATAATCTGTTCGGGTTGGCAATGCCAATCCGGACAGAAGTGTGGGAGCGTACAAAGGAACTCCGTTTTCAGCTAGAAATTTCCATTCGAACTTAAAGATAGAATATTTAAGATATTTTCTTAAATCAATTCTAAAATTCTTTGAGAGATCGTTTAGAGCCTTCGGCTGAGAAAACCACGTACAAAAACGCGTCGAAAATGGAGCCAAAAACGGACCGAAAGGAACGATTGGCAACATTTGACGATTCTTGTACACAACTTCGGTGTATATTCCATATTGTGAATGATAATAGTCCTTAGTAGAAGAAATTATACTTCCCAACTTTAAAAGTTGAGTTGTATGTCTCCTGCTATGTTCTTTTGACATTGCACAGATGGCGTCATCACCGGTAGTTAGTATATTATTATGGTCGGAGGGGGCAGATCTTTTTAAAACTGTCTTCCGAGCCGTAACACTAACTACTCTATGGAAATTAAGATTATCCCCGAGAGGTATAGGATTTAATACCTTTCTCTCGATGATAATTCTCTTTGCGACCGAACTAGTTTCGAATGCGAAAAGAGAAACAAGAGGCAATAGAGGCCACGAAGAAGATATGCCCATAGGCTGTCCTCTTTTAGTGACTACTCCATGCTTAGTTCTTAAACTTGACCATAGACAATCAATACCGAAATCAGACGTTAAGTCAGATACATCAAAATCAGGATAAGATTTCTTCAGCATACGCTGGAGGAACTTATCTTTAATGATGACATCGAACTTATTATCGAAATAGAACTTTGTGAATTTTTCACGAAATTCTCGATAATCTTTAAGTCCGATCTCGGTGAATATTGTATAGTAATTACATACAACGCGAACAGCGTCATCCCACCAAGTTGTCCCGGGGTTTATTTTAAAATAAAACTCCCGAGTCATCTCGATCAAATGATGATCTGTAGCGACCGTAAGATCCTGAGAACGAAAACCTTCTTCTTTCGAAAAAGGCAAATACTGATGGTATTTTCCCTCTAAAGAGGGTCGTATCCTAGGATCAGAACGTAAATAAGCGTCTGCAACAGAACGTAAAACCTTTGATAGTATTACTATCGGGCTTACAGTCATCGTTGGAAGACGTACCTTAAAACCTCTTTCGCGGAGAGCAAGTATGCACATCGGAGGATGTGAAGCTGGGTTTTTACACCCTCCTTCACATGATTTCGCATGAACAATAGCTGGCTCTACCGCTGAAAGGCAAGAATAAATTATATATAATTCATTCTTGATCTCTGAGGAGACTTTGGAAAGCTGAAGTCTTTCTAATCTTCTTTTCTCCGCATTAAATTCAGTACTATATTTAGCACTGAGTTGCGTGGAAAGAAGTGTTAGAATCGCTGTTCGCATTCCGCCGTCCTTTCTAGAGACCTCCAGACAGGCGCCTGTACCGACTGAAAAGGGATAGAAACTGGGAGTAATAGCCGGCTTATAATAAGCCGTCCACTCTTTAATCCATTCCTTCCATTCGGAGAGATCATAACCTTCACTCATTGTCGTGTACCGAGTTATACATTTTTGTATTTCTTGGTCCACTGACATTGAGTAAGCAGGCAATGCTCTCATACAGGCCGATGATTGTAATAAATTAAAATCAGTCGTCCGTCCAGAGAAAAAATACCCCAGAAGATTATGGTTTCGCGGTGTAGAAGAAAAAACTTCTGACCGAAAAGAATTAAATAATTCTTTTAACGAAATCACATACTTCTCTGGGTCGCATAAAAAATTAAACCTCATATCGAGTATATCTTTTATAGGAAAGGGCATTTTAAATCCCTTCCAGTATAATTGTATAGCCGTATAAAAGGACCGGTAAAGCTCAAAGGCTATCCGATATTTTTTTGCGAGAGAAGACTCTTTAAGCTCTTGCTCAACCTTTTTAAGATATATTACGTAATCGGCTTTAGTAGCCTTACATCTTATATCTAAAGGAAGAGAAGGGTGAGCTAATAATCCAGCCCTTTTAAGGCTGCGAAAAAGCTTACCGCGCTCAAATTGTCGCGTCACAGAATTAATATATAAATTCTGTACACCAGGGATCTTAGCCAGAGGAAGAATAATATTCCCTCTGTACCAGAACCCTAGGAGAGCTAGGACACGTGGTCCATAGATTGATATTTCCGAAGGACAGTCTAATGAAAGACTGTTTTTAACTCCTTCAAAATGGAAAATATCACGCTTATTCCACTCGCCCAGTCCGTAGGTAAACCTGGAACTGCTTGAGTTGTCGACGGCATGGTAGGAGAAGATTTTTCTTTCTTCTTAGGGGGCGAAATTCGCACCTTAGGAAGAGAAATCTTTTTCTTATCATCCTCGCCGAGAACTTTAGCTTGTTTCCACAATTTCTTGCGGAGCTCTAATGCCTCACGCTCTAAAGGTGTTGAAGGTCGTTGATAAACCCCGATATCGGGATTTTTCTTACGAAATTCACTCCATTCAGAGTTGATCTTATTAATGACCTCGTCAGGTCCTGTTACACTAGGAGCAGCAGAATGGGATGCTACCCAAGCATTCATTGAATCCTTGGTTAGTTTCCCGGACAAATAGTCCTTTTCTGCCGCTTTAAAATCAATTAGAAGGGCTCTTCTGAGCCATCTTCTTGATCCTGTAGTACCAGGCTTGACAAGCTTATTAATAGCTTCTTGTACAGCCACAAGCTCTTCAGGCTTTGGTTCCTGTTTAGGCTTCTTATCCGTTGAGATCTTCGGAGCTTCTTTTAGCTCCGGTGATTTCTTCGACTCTTCCTTTTTGGGAGGAGTAGGAGCCTTTTCCTTCTTCTTTTTCTCCTTCTTAGGAGGTTCAGATTTTGGAATTTCAGGAGCCTTACCGAGGGCTTCATTCAACTTCTTGTCGATGTATTTATCGATCCAGGACTTAAAGGATTTATAACCCTTTTCGTACTGTTCTTTAAATTCAACGTCATCAGCTGATTCTTGGACTGTAGGCACATACACCTTATTGTCTTCGGGAGCTTTCATAGCTCCGTAGATATAAGACGGTGCCTTCCCAGTATCAATAAATCCTCGCAAATTTTTGCGATCAGATTCAGAGAGACTGGAATATCCCTTAAACGCTTTTTGCTGTTTTAGCAGTATAGCGAACGGGGTGTATAGATCAAACTTGGTATGTTGTAAAATTAAATTTACATGACCAATGTTTGGGTCTATACGACCTTCGTCGCTTAACAAAACGCTATCACAGTGTCGTATAACGGATGGATGGGTTAACCCGCATTCAAGACATTTCTTGAGAATAAACTCAGGATATAGTCCCTTGAGAAGGTGCCCATGGCAATTTTTAACGTGGAAGATGAATTCATCTCCCGCGTCTTTTCGGAATTCGAAATGGCTACAGTTAATTCTGACGCCGGATTCCAAAAGCTTTATTGCCTCCTCGAAGTTGATAAATACTTTCTTTCCATCTTCTACATAGGAGAATGGTAAGGTAGGCTTTATCGGCTCGGGGACAACATTGACAGGCTTTTCTGCTTTAGGTTGCGCTGCCGGTTCAGTTTTCGGTTTTAAAACCGAAGCAGGAACGGCCCTCGCAATGCTAGGCAGTGTAAGCTCTTTGTCAGCCAACTCAGAACCAGGAGGGGTGACTGTTTGAACAGTTCCCCCTTGAGGCTTTGGTATAGAAGGCAAGAGTAACTGTGCCCTGTTTACAGATTTGCGTGTCGTAACGCTAGCGTCACGATGTTGCATCTCTAAGGGAGGGCATACACAGTTCTCAGAAGCTTCTCCACAGTTGAGACAGAAACTCCCTAGGGATTCTGTTTCTTTCGTCGAGAAGGTAACCTTGGTAGGTACGAACCTCATAGGGAGATCTCGAACAATCTTACGATTGTTAGAGTTCCGTAGATGAGTTACGTACATCCAAGTCCTCTGTTCACCTGAAAGTTCATCAGACCCTTCCAGCTCTGCTGGGAACGGTTTTACGGACTTTCCATCCCAAAAGATTTTATTATCGTTAAATTTAATAACGAAAACGCCTAAAGAAATGGCGAATTCGACTAAATCACGTAATACTTTCAATGGAATGCCTTTAGGGGCGGTGAAAGGGGTAGGAGTGATACCTGGTCTCCAGTGAGGAAAACTCAGGGTTGATTCTAAAAGTCCGTCTTTTTGGTGAAATAATTTCAACCAACGGGCTAGAATCTCAACCTTTCGAGTATTCTTTGCATGGGACGCAAGGTTATCTTGTATCTCCTTATCTTTCTTAAGAATTTTGTCTTGGATTAGTTCTAAATCCTCGCTTTTAGCGATCTTAAAACTAAGTTCAGACATTAAAGAAGTATGTTGAGCGCGTAGAGCTTCAATGCTCTTTAACTGCTGCGAACAGACTTCTTTGACTTCTATAGAAACTTTGTCAATTGAGGTTCTTTTATATAAGGTCTCTCCAACTCGGAATTCGAGGTGGCCGGGCAAAAGCCCTAGATCATATTTAAAAGAGTCTTTCGACTTTAAACTTTCTACACAAACAGTACGTTTATGTGATTCAAATTCTTTTAGAATTTGATCATTTGACATAAACTGTTTGAAGTTAGAACGAACCAGG